TTCGGCCCTCCTGTTTGTCAAGAAAACGACTCTCAGTTCACTTATGTCCCAACAGGAACTTTCAACTTTCAAAGTTCAAATAACGAATGGAGATATGGGGCTTATTATGGAGCAGGCGCTATAGTGTATATCTCAACTCAAAAAGACCCGTTCAAGACTTGGTATATTTGTAACGAAGCTCATTTGGCGTCTGAGAATAACATGCCTGGATTAGATAATGCTCCTTGGGAAAAGGATGGTTGTTCAAAATCCATTGGAGCTTGCAAAAAAAGATTTTACGAACCCTCTATTTCATACAGTGGAATATCAGGCTCTTCAACAATAACTGGTTCTGTTTATAATCCTGTGCCAAGTGCTCAAACAGCCAACTTGTCTTCGTTTTATTTGCCTTTTGGCGGGTTTCCAGCAACAGATAATTATCAATATGGACAATCTTACGGTAAAAAATAAAAGCTTTAAGAAGATTTTGGCTTTTATTCAAGAACATTGTGAAAGATATTTTGCGGTAGAATGCTGTGGTTTTATTGGTAAAAATGGGAAAGATTATGTGGTTCAATTTGTGCAAAACAGATCACCAAGACCAAATGATTTTTTTTGCGTTGATCCTCTTGATTATTTAAAATTCAAAAGCGAAAATGAATTTGTTTCCTTGCTTCATTCTCACATTAATGGAGATGAGTCTTTCTCTGAAACAGATAAGGCTAATTCTGAAGCAACATGTTTGCCATCTATTGTTTACTCGTTAAATACAAAGAAATTCGCTATTTATGAGCCAAAAACTCATGAAGTAGATGTAATTACTCTTAATAAGGTAAAAGGCTATCTATGACAGAAATTCATTTACATGGTATTTTAGGGCAAAAATATGGGAAATTGCATAAATTTGCAATCAAAAACCCTCAAGATGTGGTGCGGGCACTAGAGGCGAACCATGAAAACTTCACAAAAGACCTGAAAGACTTGTTAAAAAATAACATTATTTATTCTATTGTTGCTGATAATCAGTGGATTCGCGGCGGTCTTCACAGTAAACAACAAAAAATTAAGAAAATAGATTTTGTGCCGACAATTTTAGGTTCTGGGCCAGTTGGGTTTGCAGTGGCTTCCGTAGTTATTTCTGTGGCTGCGGCAGTTTATTCCTATGTTCAAGCGGGGAAACAACAGTATCCTCAAATTCCTGGAGCGGAGGGAACCACTTCTGCATCCTCTAAATCCCTCTCGTTCTCTAATCGAGAAAATCTCGCTGAACAAGGCAATCCAGTGCCACTAGCCTATGGAAGAATAAAAGTTGGCTCTTATGTTGTGCAGAGCACAATTAAATCTTTCCCACTTACTCTTACTTTAACAGACGAATTTTTAAACTCAACATCTAAAAAATCTGGAAACCAAGTGGCTATTGTTGATGCTCCAGATTCAGTCCTAAGTAATCCAACATTCTCATGAATCATTTTTCTAAAAAATATATTAATGGTATTGTTGGAGCGGGCGGAGGCGGAGGCGGCTCCTCGTCTCCTCCACCTCCACCAACATTAAAACCGCCGAAGCTTGGCGATTTGCAAGCTGTATCTTCTTATGATTATTCTGAGAGTATTGATTTGATTTCCGATGGCGAAATTGATGGATTTGTTGATCCAAAAGGTAGATATGTGGAAAACATTAGATTATTTGAGAGCGTTTATTTAGAAGATGTCGTTGTGCGACAATCGGTTGACGAAAGCTCTTCAGAGATTAAGTTTGAGTATGATTTGAGCTTTATCCAAACAGCGCTTGATAACAGATTTTATAATAATGGAAGTTTTGTGGAAACTTCGATTAGCGACCTCTCTTCCTTTTCGGCGAACAATGGCGCTGGAATATCTTGTTCTTTCTTATCTTCTAAAAATGATATTGCAAGTTCTATTTTCGCAACTTTGTCAAAAATTAATAGCGATTACACTTTAAGCTCTTCTAATAAAGACTCTGATATTTTTAAGCAACTGAGAATTTTAAATTCGCAATTTAATTTTTTATCAGAAAGAGAAGTGCAAACCTATCTCTTGCCAGACTATCCAGACAATTTAGTTGATGAGTATCCTTTTGTTTCTCTCAAGGTTTCTTTTGAAGTTCCATTAGATTCTAGCTACGTTTTTTCCATTGATGATTTGTTTCAATTTGAAAATGACGTTTATAATCAAATCTATTTTGACTTAGAATCAACAGAACTACAGAATAAAAAAATCCTCTCGCCCAAAAAAGCAATCAATCTAACATATTTTGCCCTAAGAAATGGTACTTATTATCTTAGCGGAGATTTTTATTTATTCATATACAAAAGGGATGGTTATTTATTGCAAAATGGAATTGATGCAATAATTAAAGAGGTTCAGACTGCCAAAATCATTAGGACATTTGCTAAGTTTAACTATTCAAATGTTTCTTTGGAAACGAGAAACGGCCAAGATTTGCAAAAACCTCTAAGCTTATTTAATAAGACGTATCTGACAAAAGATTATGGCACAAAACTAAAAGGCCCGTTTCAAAAAGGTCAACCAGTATTAACGCTACTAAATGCAGAATTTAATACTGCGGATACCAGATATAATCAAAATAGCGCGGCTTCAAGCAGTGGAAAACTGTCTGATTCGGAAGTGGTAATTGCTCAATCATATATCACTCAAACCGAATATAATGATTATAAGAATTTACATACATATTTGTTTAGAAATGATTCGTCTTTTGAAGCGGACGTATCTGCCGTTAATAACAATGGAGCCTCTAACCAAGGATGGTATTTTAAAAATATTTCAATTTCTACCGATATAATCAGCGCACAATTTTTTGCCATTGGCACAGGCACGTTAAATATAACGATTTCTTTTGATAAAAATACAAAAATTTTTAATAGATATTACATTTATAATGTAAACGGAGGAACGCAATACTCATATCCATTTGTAAACGAGGGAACAACATATATTACTTCATCGAGTCAATTTGATTCGTATTATTGGAATAATACTCCTGAAATGTTTTCTACTTTATGTCGCGTCTTGTTAGATAAATCGTTGAGTGTAGAAGGAAGCAGTGATACTAGAAAAACAGACGCCTCAACACTTGTAAGTTTCAGTGATTGGAACAAAGATTACACAAAGTATTCTTACGAGCCTTCGTCAAGAATTACGCATGTTATTTTAAATCCTAATGTTGAACAAGTGTTTTTAACAATCAATATTAATGCGTTAGGGGATACCGCTCAGCAAAACATGACTTTATTAAAGTCAGATGGCGTTAATGAGTCTGTAGAAGCTGGCGCAAGCATCCCTTCCGTGATTGAATTTATGGTTGAAGCTGGATACCAAAGTTTAGATGGAACAGAGGAGGTGTCGTTGCAGCGCAGATACCAAATCAGAGGATTGATAAATTCTCCTGTTTATATTGATGTTGGAAGAGAAGAAAACGCGCAAGCGATTCAACAATATAGTCGTTTTATTTTAGGAACTGAGAATATTGCTCAGCCAATTTCTATTCCTAAAAGTCAAAACGGCAAGACTCGTTTCGTAAGAATTTACCGTTTAACTTATGAATCTTATTCTTCTCTGGTAAGGCGCGAAATCTATTTGCAAAAAATAACAGAAATTATTAACGCTCCATTTTCTTATCCATATTCTGCGATTTGTGGATTAAAATTAGATGCGAGATCGCTTTCTTCAATACCTTCTCGTAGTTATGACGCAAGGTTTAAAAAGGTTTTCGTTCCAAGTAATTATTTCCCGCTCAAGTCAAACGGCCAAGACAAAAGATATATACTAGGCTCTGATCTCTCTGTTTTTAATTCATTAAGTCCTCTCGATGATGATAAAATTATTTATAGGGATAATTGGGACGGAACTTTTAAACTATCTTGGACAGATAATCCTGTATGGATTTTATTTGATATTCTAATAAATAGAAGATATGGGTTGGGGAATTTTATTTCTCCATCCGAAATTAACTATTGGGAGCTATACAAAATTGGAAGATATTGTGATGCTGTTGATTCTAATGGCGTGTTTGTTGGCGTGTCCGCCGCTGATGGGGGTTTAGAGCCAAGATATGCTTTTAATGGAGTTATTGCGGACAAGGTAAATGTCTTTGAATCTTTGAAATCTTTAATTGCTTCTTTCCGTGGCAACATGTTCTATACCAATTCGGAAATTAATTTTACCAATGACCGATTAAAGCCAATCATGGCATTCTTTAATAATGCTAATGTCAAAGACGGCATGTTTAACTATGCAAACGAGCGAAGAGATTTGCAATATAATGTTATTGAAGTTACTTATTTGGACAGGGATGACTTGTTCAAACAAAAAATTGAATATGTTGAAGACCCTGATGACATTAAGGCTCGCGGTATTTTAAGAACAACTGCTCAAACTTTTGGTGTCACAAGCAGGGCGCACGCAAAACGTCTTGGTGAACACATTATTTACTCGACAATTAATGAAGATGAAAATGTGGCATTTGTTGGAGGGTTGGAAACTCTTCTTTGCAGGCCAGGCGATCTTATTGCGATCAATGATAACGTTAAAACTTTAAAAAATCATGTGGGGCGTGTTTTAAATGTTGACCCAATTAATAATTCTATATATACTAATGTTTCTCTTAAATCATCTGATTTTAGCTCTTCTGGACTAACTGGAGAAATTTCAGTCTTAATTCCTACTGGGAAATTACAATCGGAAGACTTTTACAATCTGGCTAAATCTCCAGACGCTTTAAGTATTTCTGAAATTTATCAAACAGACATTCCTATTAGAGTTACTTTTCAAGCAACGGGAACTCAGTTAATGGACTCATCTCCAGCTTTGGATTATGGTTCCAACTTCTTTATTGACACGGGGCGCTCTGGCTATCCATTATTTCAACAAATCCGCGCTGGAACTCCATGCTCGATCACTATTGCAAATACCAAACAGCAAATCTATAAAATACAGTCAATCAAAGAATTAAACTTAAACGAATATGAAGTAATTGCTTCTAAATTTGATACTGGCAAATTCAGCGAGATTGAAAGCGGGGAAACGGGGCTGATGCAAGACTTTTTCTCTGCTTTCCCTAGTTCAAGAAATACTAGTGTGAGCGAAGGTAGTGGCGAACTCTTACAAAATAAATTTAAATATGATTTGGCTTTCCCAAATATTTTGGCATTTAGAACTGGAAATTGGGATATGCAATCCGATACAGCAGATTTGTCTGGAAGATGGAGCGCTGTTCTAAATGCTGATTGCTATAATGTTGAATTAATCACTCCTAAATTCAAGAGCATAAAACAAACAGTAACAGGAACATCTGCTATTTTTGAAGATCAAACTGAAGTTGGCAGGTTTACATTAAAGGTAACGGCCAGAAATACTGGCTCTTACCCTAACCCCATATCTGCCACATCATTTTCTACCGCCACCGTGCTTTCTTACTCTGCCCCAGTAAGAAATAATGGAATTATTCAGGGGTTTGTAATAAATAGATAATATGCCAACTCCCTCGCCTTCGCCAACTCCTTCGCCAACTCCTTCGCCGACGCCTTCGCCGACGCCTTCGCCGACGCCTTCGCCGACGCCTTCGCCGACGCCTTCGCCGACGCCTTCGCCGACGCCTTCGCCGACGCCTACGCCGACGCCTCCTCCTCCAACGCCAACGCCTTCGCCGACGCCTTCGCCGCCCCCGATACCTTCGCCAACACCTTCGCCCTCGCCTACGCCTCCACCTTGGACTCCCATCACTCCATTTACTCCTCCGCCGCCGCCAATAGAACCTGGATTTTATCCATCTTCCTCTTCAAAAGGAACAGGTGTTAGTTTTTATTACTCAAAATATAAGGACGCCTCTTTCAATTTTCAATATAAAGACATTTACGATAACGAAATCTCCAGTGATCTTCAATTAGCTCAAAATCAAGGATTGACAGTTTATGATTTTTATTATAAGGTTTCTTTATTGTCAACTGGAGCTTGGCCAAGCACCGCTGATGCATACATGGTAGCTGAAAATTTTGCCACTGATCAAAGAAGTTTATCTTTTGATTTTACGCAAACAAAAAATGCCGAGCTTTTTGGCTCCGTTTCTGGACAAAGATATTACTCTTTGTTATTTAATGTCCGTAATAGGGGCGCGGATAATTCTGTTTTAGCTACCGTATATCATTTGCCAGCAAACATCTCGACCGTAGAAGTTGAAGACTATTACTCTTCTCAAATAACTGGAATTATTAATGATGTTTTAACTACTTGGTTATATACTGGTGATGGGGCAGTGAGCGGTTTTGATGTTACGGGCGCTCAGAATGCATTCATTACAGGCATTACTTCTGGCCTTTCAGAAGTTACAAGCTGGACTTATTTTCCGACTGGTAATGTTTCTGGTTTTGCTATTACTGGTTATAGTAATAGTGGTAATTTTTATAATTTATATTCTGGCGGTAATTTAATTAATCCAACTGAATATGAAATCAAGTTTTCCAATCCAACTCCAGAGGTAAATTTTTACTCTTTACCGAATGCGTTTACTCTTTCAATTATCGAATCCACAGGAACAACTGGATTCTTGTCAACAAACTATAGAGTTTTTGTTGATGGGTTTGAAGAGCTTTCTGGAAACTATGTGATTGATGGAAACAGTCAAACTCTATCATTTTATACTCCGCCAATTAGCGGCTCATCAGTCACGATCCAAGAATTAACTGGAGTATCAAAATTACTAAACGTGCCATTAAGCGGGCAAGTTAATTTTACTGTTAATTTTGACGAAGATGCCGTAGAAAATTACATTCCAAGATCGCTAGACGTTTATACTGGGACAAGCAGTGGAGTTGAAAACTCCTTATCTGGATTTAGCTTATTGAAGACCATAAGCTTTTTAGAAAATTCTGCCTCTCAAACTTTTTTTGTTTCAGCCAATGAGGTTCCAGTTAATCAATATTTATTCTATAAATTCTTGCCAAAAGATGATTTTGGAACTGGTTATCTTTATACTTCGGAAACAAGTGGTTATTTATTTTCAGCACCAACAAGGTTTTTATTTGAAAACGGAATTCCACCAACCCTCTCTTTTGAACAAAGAACGGGCAATTTCTTTAGCGGCCTTTCAACTCCAGCCGTATCATCTGGAGTTGATGGAGCTTTAATTTATCAAATAGGAGATTCTGGCCAAAATCTCTACTTGGTCAAATCTGGCGAATGGAAAACCATTCTTCCTTATGAAGAAATTTCTGGAGATATTTACCAAAACTACATAAGATATGTTTCTCCGCCATCTTCTGCAACGGGTATTGGTAGTGTAGGAGATTTATCTTTGAGCGGTGTTTATTTATATGCTGCCACTGGAACAAACCAGTGGGGCAGGGTTCAATTATCCTCTTGGTGATTAAATGGCTTAAATATCAAGTAGTCTGGCTGATTCTCTTTTTCTTTGTATTTGTTTTTAAATACAATTACATTTTGAGTAATCGTTTCTCCATTTGAATCTTGCAATACTATCTTACCAGATAGGTATTTATTATTCTTGCCCTGTTTCAGCCACAGGCTCCCCAGATTGTTTTTCGACCAATTCGTAGAATTGTTTTGTTGCTTCGATGAAGTCTTTTCTTGCATGTCGTGGAACCTTGTTATATTGCTTTTTCAAGCGCCGATAAACTCTTTTGTTAATGGCGTTGCTTTCTGGATTTGTGATTGCTCTTAATTGTTTTGCGACTGTTTTTCTCATATTCTTTTAATATACGATTCTGAATCTTTTTTAAATCCCATTTTTTGATAAATTTTTTTCAATCTAGATGAAACTGGATGATTTTCCACGCAATTCATGACTATATATTTAATCTCTTTATTTTTTGCAAACTCAAGAGCCTTCCAATAGAGCGCTATTGATGCTTTCGGATTTTTACTGATCCAAAAGTTTTCCAAAAATATTCTTTCGTTCAAAAAAGGATTTCTCAAATCTGAGAATATTATAATGCCATCAGCGCGATTTTTATCAATATTTGCCCAACAATGAATACTGTTATTTAACAAAGAGTCGTGAGCAAATGAATCAATAACAGATTGTGCGCAAATTGGTAGATAATTATGTCCAAACTTACGATTCTCTTCTTGAAAGAGAACGTCTAAATCTTTCCAAGCTTTTTCAAATTCTTGGGCAGAAACTATTTTCTTGATCATTTTGACGCAAGAGCAAGAAGCTTGCGGCTTTCCTTGATTGGAATGTCTTCAAAAGAGTTCCAATTAGCAGCCTCTTCATTCTTGTATGTTTCATCCTTCCACATCTTTCTCAGGTGTTTTTTAAAGGATTCAAAGTCTTGGCAACCAAGATTTTGTTTGGCTGCATTTCTAAGAGCGTGTTGTGGAGTTAGGGACTGAACAATCGCTTCACTTTCTTCATAAGCGACTTTATTTTTAGACTTATCAATTTCATCATCTCCAACGATATGAATATTAAGGTAATTGCGCACAGCGCGAACAAAGGCGCGGTTTTCAGCGATTGGCTCAAGAAATTTGACGCCAAATCCTGAACAGTTTTCAAAAGTAGCATTGGCTGTGCTGCTAAATGTTTGAGAATTGCCATCGCTTTCATAGTTGGGCACCCAAGAAATCGTGCAAACTGCTGTGGCATATTGGGAAGAAACTGTTTCAATTTTAAATTGAACATCAAGAAATCCCCTAAGTCTTGCAAGTTCTTTAATACCAGCCAGCTTAACAAGAAGCTGATGATCTCCCAAGCCCTCAATAGAATCTGGAACTTGCAGTTTGCGAGTTTCAAACCAATCCTTGTTCGGATAGAGATGTTCTGGCTTGATCATTGCCCGCCAGTTAATTGAGCCGTCTTCGTTAAACTTGTATTCGACGCCTTCAATAAGGCCGAGTGCGTTACGCTTGTATTGATTAGGATTCATAAATAAAATAGTGATCTAAGTCTGTCCAGAAGGATTCATTATAGATCACATCAGAAGCTCTGTCAACAAAAACTTTGTCTAAATCAA